ATAAGTGGCATCACATAGTTGGTACATACGACGAAACAAATTTAAAAATTTATGTTGATGGTAATTTAGCAGGTACATTAAGTAAAACTGGCCCAATTACATACAGCTCAAGAAACACAAGAATAGGAAATTTAGAAGGAACTTCTGCTTTAGATTTTAATGGTTCCCTTTCTAATGTAGCCATATGGAACTCAGAATTAACCCAAGATCAAATATTGACAATATACAACGGTGGTGTTCCAAATAATATTTCTAGTTTATCACCAGTATCTTGGTGGAGCTTAGCGGGTGATAGTTATTATAATGGATCTGATTGGATATGTCCAGACTTAGGTAGTGGTGGTAATAATGGAACTAGTGATGGTATGGGTGGAACTGAATTAGTAGGCAACGGTCCTGGTTCTACAGCAAATGGTACAGCTACAGGTATGAATATACCAGCTAACTTACAAGGCAACGCACCTAACTCAACTAAAAATGCTTTTTCAATTAATATGGCAGCTGATGATAAAACATCTAGCGTACCGGATATATCATCGTAAAAAATTATTAACTTTGTAAAAAAAATAAAATGTCAACAATATATGCTGTAATTAACCTTGATGATACGAATGCAATTCTATTCAGTCAAGTAAACCACTCAAGTGCGCAAACAATGCGTAGAAACTTAGCAAACACTCAAGGATTATTATCCTATCAAGTGGAACCTTCATTTATTACTAATGGATCTTTAGTGCCTGTTTCAACAATGAATCACGAAGAAGCTTTAGCTTTAATGGCTACAGCAGCTTGGACAGATCCTAACGCTGGACCTGGAGAGTAATGTCCTACAGAAAGAAGGTAACTACCAAGAGACCTGGGGTGCATTCTAAGAATGCGTCTAAATCTCAGGTGAAGTATAAAAAAACATATCGTGGTCAAGGTAAATGATATGGAGGATGGATTATTAATAGCTTTAATATCAGCTCTAGGTGTTAAGGAAATATGGAACATAATTAAGAAAAAGATAGACATCAACGCTAAGAAAGAAGATGATCATATCGTAATGCTTACCCAAAAGATATCTAACCTAGAAATAAAAATAGACGAACTTATAAAAGAAAATATGCAGCTTAAGGTAAAGGTTGCTAAGATGGAAGAAAGAATATTGTTAACTGCAAAAAATAGAATTAAAAAATGAAGCTTTCAAAAAACCTAAGCTTATCTGAAATGACTAAAAGTAATACCGCTAAAAGAAACGGTATTTCAAATCAACCTACTGAAGAACATATGGAGAATATGATAGACTTAGCCAATGTTATATTTCAGCCGATTAGAAATTATTTTGGAGTTCCTATACACATAAGCAGCGGATATAGAAGTGAAGAGCTTAATAAGGCTATAGGTGGTGCTCACAGGTACATTGAAGGAAAGTATGTAGCAAGCTCACAACATTGTAGAGGTGAGGCTATAGATATTGATATGGATTATAAAAGTGGTCCTTCTAATGCAGAGGTATTTAACTTCATAAAAGATAACCTTGACTTTGATCAATTGATATGGGAATTTGGTAATGACAAAAACCCAAGCTGGGTACACGTTAGTTACGACACTGACTTTGGACAAAGAAAACAAATACTAGTGGCTTATAAAAATAGCAAGGGTAAAACTAAATACAAGTCTTATGAGTGAAAAAAAGAAATTTAAAGATACTAAGATTGGTAAGTTTTTAAAAAACAAAGCACCAAATATTTTAGATGTAGTTGGAGATATCTTACCAGACAAAGGGGCATTAGGAATTGTAAAGAACTTAATTGATAAAGATGATTCTATAGATCCAGAAACTAAAAAGATGTTACACGATCAGTTAATTGAATCATACAAGACTGAAGTAGCTGATAGAGATTCTGCTAGAAAAAGAGAGGTTGAGATAGCTAAGGTTAAAAAGTTTGACTTTATGTTTAATCTAACTGGTTTAGTTGGGTTAGGTACTTTTGTGTTTTTAGTATACGCCATAGTTTATATTACTATACCAGAGCATAATGAAAAAACATTCTATACTTTAATCGGTCTCTGTGAGGGTATAACTTTGAGTATCTTTAGTTTTTATTTTGGCTCATCAATGAGAAAAGATAATTAAGATGGAGAAAGAGATAGAAGAATTAAAGTCACAGCTTACTGGAGATATGTTTAAAGACATGGATATTAAAGATAAAATACACAACCTTGAAATGAAGATGAAAGGAGTTAAACCAGAAGATTCTCATTTTGACTGTATAGGCTGTGGTTCCTGAAAAAAATAACTATATTTGTAGTTAATTAAATTAAATCAAATGGATAAAATGAAAAAAGAAGAAGCAGAGATGCTCAAATCTTTGCAGTCTAGGTTGTTCAATGCTAGATTAGATATCGGAGACATAGAGGTAGCTGTTGCTAGACTACACAAAAGGAAAGAAGTTTTAGTGCAAGAAGTAGAAACTGTTTCGTCAGAACTACAGAATACACAAAACGAAATGACTGAAAAGTACGGAGAAAAGAAAGTAAATCTTGAGACTGGCGAATTGTCATGATAATCAGAAAGATATCTGTAGGTGCTGACTATAAGTCAAGCTCAATGCACTATTTAGTAGGTCAGTCTATATTAGGAGGATCATATAAAATACACCATATTAGAATGGAACCAGATGGAGCCTATAAGATATGGATAGATAATGGTACTGAGGTTTTCTTATGGAAAGAGTTTGGCAAGAATATGCCAGTATCTATAGAGTATCTTGTAGACTTTTAAAATGAGATCTCCTTTTCATTTCTTAATTAAACCACTAGGCGGTACTAGGTATAAACACACTAAAGAAATAGGTGGTGTAGATGTTATAGTTAGTTCTTCTCAAGAAGACCATACTGCTACAAACAGGTATGCTGTGGTAATAGAAACTCCTGTTGTTTATAAAGGAGATATAAAAAAGGGAGATATACTAATTGTTCATCACAATGTTTTTAGAAAGTATTATGATATGAAGGGTAGAGAAAAGAGTGGTCCTTCTTTTTTTATGGATGATTTATATATTATAGATAGAGATCAATATTTTTTATACAAAGATCCTAAAGATGACAATTGGATAGCTCCAGACCCTTATTGTTTTGTAGAGCCAATTATAAAAGAAGAATCTACCTTAGTTAACAATGACGTATATAAAAACTTATTGGGAAAAATTAAGTATATTAATAAAGAATTAACATCCAAAGGTTTGAGTGTGGGAGATACAATTAGCTTTCAGCCAGAAAGTGAGTATGAGTTTGATGTAGATGGAGATAAGCTTTATAGGATGTTTACTAAAAACATCTGCATATCTTATGACAACTAAACAGATTAAGGAAGATATTATTAAGGCTGGTGAAATGGCTGTTAAGCAATTGGTTAAAGTTGCTAAGGAAGAAATAATAAAACCCGATCCAGAGGATGAGTTAGCAGCAGATAGATTAAAGAATGCAGCAGCCACTAAGAAGTTAGCTATATTTGATGCGTTTGAAATACTAAATAGAATCGAAGCAGAAAGAGCTATGCTTGAAGAAGAACCTGAGAAAGAGGGTAAAAATAAATCATTTGGTTTTGCAGAAAGAAGATCAAAATAGTTTATATAAAGTTTTAAATAAGCCGATTCCTAAGTCGGTAATGTCATCTAAAAATAGAGCTAAGACTTGGCACTATGGTTATCACGAAAAATATGATTTAGTAGTTATATCTAAGGATGGAACACTAGGAGAAGTTTATGAAATAAACGGAGTTAAGGTTGGTTTACCTAAGCAATGGGCTAAAATAGATAAAGGAGATAATAAATGGCAACCTAAAGAATACCCTAGAGAACTACAGAAGATAAAAACAGTATTTGATTGGAGTAGAAGAAATAGTGATTTCAAAAATAAGTGGGTAGATTTTATAGAGAATCAATTTGATATAAGAGAACAGGGTTATTGGTTTATGAACAATAATAAACCTACCTACATAACAGGTTCTCATTATATGTATTTACAATGGACTAAGATTGATATTGGACTGCCTGACTTTAGAGAAGCTAATAGAATATTTTTTATTTATTGGGAAGCTTGTAAAGCTGATAAAAGATGTTTTGGAATGTGTTACTTAAAGAACAGACGATCCGGTTTTTCATTTATGAGTTCTTCTGAAACGGTTAATCAAGCTACTATATCAAGAGATGCTAGGTTAGGAATACTATCTAAAACTGGTTCTGACGCAAAGAAAATGTTTACTGATAAGGTAGTTCCTATATCTAATCATTACCCATTCTTTTTTAAACCTATTCAGGATGGTATGGATAAGCCAAAAACTGAATTAGCATATAGAGTTCCAGCTAGTAAGATTACTAAGAAGAACATGTATGAAGAAGATGACAATGATGTAGATGGATTAGACACCACTATTGATTGGAAGAATACAGATGATAACTCTTATGATGGAGAAAAATTATTACTGTTAGTTAGTGATGAATCTGGTAAATGGTTAAGACCAAACAATATATTAAACAACTGGAGGGTAACTAAAACCTGTTTAAGATTAGGTAGTAAGGTAGTAGGTAAATGTATGATGGGATCTACCTGTAACGCATTAAATAAAGGTGGTGGTAATTTTAAAAAGCTATATGAAGATTCTAATCCGTTTGATAGAAATGCTAATGGTCAAACTAGAAGTGGTTTATATTCCTTGTTTATTCCTATGGAGTGGAACTTTGAAGGGTATATAGATGAATTTGGTATGCCTGTATTTGACACTCCTAAAAAACCAAGAGTAGGGGTAGATGGAGAATACATATCTACAGGAGTTATTAACTACTGGGAGAATGAAGTATCATCATTAAAGTCTGACAACGATGCTCTTAATGAATTTT